CATGTATTTTATTTCAATTTGCCCTGAAGATAATGGGTTGTCCTCGGAATAATAATATCCCCTTGAGGGCAAATCCACTACTTCCGTAGGGAATTTATTCTCTGCCATGTGTACTCCTATTGGATTAGAGTTATAACCTAATTATAACTATTTTTAAAACTATAAATTTTTAATTATTTTTTCGGTGCGAATTTCTCTTTGATTGGTTTAAGAATCATATCGAAAAGAATATCGTCATATTTTGTTGGTGTAAGTTTCACGATTTTTTCAATCGCGTAAATACCAACCAAAACATATTCCCAATTTGCTGCTATCCATTCACTCATTTTTATTCTCCGTTTTAATTAGAATTGTAAGATTGCGTAGTCGTACCGCAATGTTAATTCAATATCTACTGGATCTGTTCCATTTGCAAAATCTACATCATTGAAGTTAACATCTTGTGCCCACGCACCTTTTAATGTCCATTCTTCAACTATATCACCAACTGGACCCAATAAATTAAATGTAATATCTTTCTTATAAAAATCTGAATAACCATCTCTACCTGTTACTGATTCGTGGGATAATCTCACCCATTCCATACATGCTTGTGCGGCGGATGGTACAATAGGATCATATAATGTAAGTGCTAATGGTTGCCACTCACCTTTACCTTTAATGTATCTCTTTACATTAATATGGTCTAATACTATTTCTTCAAATGTTATTTGGGGTCTTGCTGCAGTTTTTATTAAATATGCGGGTAGACCTTCAATATACATGACATACCGGTTTTTAGTTTTTGGTTCAAACGGTGTGAACATTATTTCTGAAGGATCAATTAACTCTGGCATTTCCAATTCTCCTATTGTTAAATTCTGTACATTTTGTACTTCAAGTATAAATATCAAACAATTTAAAAAAAATGAATTTCTAAATATGTCAATTCATAGAAGTTTTTTAGAAGTTTTATTAGGCAATAAAAAACCCCACAATTTGCAGGGTTTCTTATCTCGATTTTTCGAATTAGTCTGGGAACGATGCTCCTGTGGGTAATACCACGAAGTCAAGAACAATAAATTCCGCTGTTCTCGTAGGTTGGATAAATATCTGTCCTACAAGACGGTTTCTATCAACAACATCAGGTGTGTTATTGGTATCGTCCATCACTACTCTAAATGCGTTCAAACCACTATTGGCCTGTACACTTTCAAGGTATGGATTAACAATATTCAAGAAACGATTCCTTGTTGCTGTTGTGTTCTGTTCGAAAACTAAATATCTTGAGGATGATGCGATGAATTTCTTCAATGCAATCAACAATCTACGAACATTAATCCTATCAAGTGCTGAAGGTTTAGACTGAAGTGTCTTCTGTCCAAATACCGTTACACCTTGACCTGGGAATGTTGCAATTGGATTAACTCTATTTTCATACAGTTTATCTCTCTCAGCGTGAGTTAATCGTGTTTTAGCTTCTAATACTGAAGTTAAACCACCACGATTTAGACCAGCTGGTGCAAACCATTCGTGTGCTATCTTATCTGTAAAAGAGATTACACCTGGTAGAACAACTGAAGGTGGCACCCAAACAGGTAATTGTGTTTCAGAATCAACTACTTTAACCCAAGGAAAATAAGTCCCTGCGTAATTAGTATCTAATGCACTTATACCGTTTGTTGCGTTATCAATTGAATCACTCCATGCAAAACCATCTAATACATAGAAAGCATCACCACGAGCTTCAATTTTTGAAATTGCGTGGTTGGTCACTGCACTATGTACAATTGAACCACCTTTACTATGAAGTACACCTGGGATAGCCAATAAATTAATATCGAACTCATCAGGATTACTTATAGCATTGATTGCTCGTTTGTATGCTACAGAACCACTTGCTGCTGCGGATGATAAATCAAATCCTTGTGTGTTTGTACCAGAAATATCATTTCCAGTAGCTTTAATCACAGTTGGATCATCACCATCAAATCCCCATTGTAGAGGCATTACAAATTTCCTCTGTGCAATGTCTGAATTTGCTAATGTTATTGCTGTTGAACTATTTGCTGCCGTAGAAACATTTAAGTCTCCTGCTGCGTTATCATCACCATTCATATTTGCTAATGAAAATACACTATTTGAACCTGTGGTTGCATTATAAGGAATAGGAGCTAAATACTCTCTATTATCCTTTAACTTATAATCAAAACCATAAAATACGTTTTGGTCAAAATCACCAACACTATTTTTCTGTTCTGATTTAAATGTTATTGTAGGTACATTAGCACCTAATACTGGATTATTCACTGCTTCAAATCCAAAAGGTACTACTGTTTTAGCCAAGTTCTTAAGGTCTGCATAATCTCCAACACGAATCCATTTAGATTGGTTTGGCCAATCACCTTTATAGGTTAATTTACCATTTGAATCAATTTCAACAAATCTATCACCAATTTTTCTTGCGAAATAGTTGTTTGAAGTTCTATCAAAATTACAATTATCAAACTGTTCAAGAACTATATTATCATCTGCTTGTGCTGGGTTATTTTTTCTTACCTGTACAGAGAATTCACCATAATCCGAACCAGGAATTGAACCAGCCGCTTTAATATTCAATACACATACTTTAAATTCTTCATTCACACTTGTTCCGTGAGATAATGAATAAATTCTAAATAAGTTATTGTATGAACGAGTTGCTGTTGCTCCTTGGTCAATTACGATTGGTGTTCTTGCCACAGAATAATCACTATTACCTGTCCAAGTTGCTGCTACACCAGTTGCTCCATATTGTGCTGAATATCCAGTTCCACTTTGAAAATCCTGTCCAGCCGAACCACTTGCACTATTTGCTACTGATAATTCAGTCCAAGACTGATGATTATTGTGTGCAGTTTCTTTAAATATTTTGTAAAGGTATACTTTTGATGTATTGTTCATTGGATCAGAACTAATCACTTTATCAATAAACAAATCACTTGATGTTGCAAACGATGCACTTATTGTTTCATGAAATGTTCCAGCTGTATTAGTAGAACCACTTATGTGGATTACAAAATCACCAGCTGTAACTGAAACAGTTGAACCACTTTGTTCTACACCACTTCTCATTACTCGTGTTCCATCAATTCCAAGTGCCCCAGCACCACGTGATGGTGCTAAAACTGCTATTAAATCTTCGTTGGATGAACCACTTGCAACTATATTAACATAATCTGTCTTATATCCACCTATACCAAGAACTCTAACTATTGTTACAGCACTGGCACTTTTAAGATATTCTTGAACTGTGTAGGGAACATAATAATCTTCACTTACTTTTCCAAATGTATTTTCAAATTCTTGAAAATTACTAAGTATAGTTGGTGTGAATGCTGGGCCCTTTTCAGTCGGCCCGATTATTGCTGCCCCAATATCAGAAATACCTTGTGGTAGAAAAGACAAGTCCCGCTCTTCCGTAAAAACGCCAGGACTTACTATTCTTTCCGCCATTATTTTTCTCCCAATTTATGAGGTTGTTTTAATACAAATTAAGGTTACATATAAATATAAGCCAAATTTCTCAAACATTAGTTTTGAGGAGTAAATTTACCTGATTCTACATCAAGATTACCAATTCCATACTTATCTGTCATCTTTTTTACAATTCCTTGTTCAGATTCTCTAGCTTCATCATATGCAACTAACAATTTCTGTTCATTAGATTCTATATTTTCTAATTCTCTTGTTAATTGACTACGTTGTAAAGCAATCTGTCCAAGTTGTAAAGCTAAACCTTGGTATTTTTCTTGTAAAGATTTAATCTCTTGAATCTCTTCTTCAGGTACTACTACCTCTTTATTTTTCTTTTCTTCGGCCACGTTAAAACCTCCATTTTGTTGTTATTAAATATATCTAACTATAAATATCTAATTAGATTTCAAATCATCAATTTCTTTTTTCAGTTCTTTAATTGATTCTATCAGAACGGGGACTAACTTATTATAGTCCACTGCTTTAAATTTTGGTCTTCCCTTCATACCATCATATTCTTTCACAATTTCAGGAATAACTTTTTCAACTTCTTGTGCAAGTACACCAACATCATGTCCCATATCTTCTCGTCTCCAATCATAATCAACACCACGAAGTTTCATAATATCGTCTAAACCATATTTTGTATCTGTAATATTTTTCTTCAAACTTATATCCGAAGCAGTAGTTGAAGAATATGCAACTACATCTGCGTCTGCGTGAAATGTTCCACCTGCAGAGAATCTAAATTCATCAGCAACATTATTAACCGAAACTTTTATCATATCGTCTGTCCCGAAATCAATAATTTGATGTGAAGAATAACCACCTATTGTTAAACCGTCATTTATAACAGATGTAATTGCTGTTTGTCCTGGTGTAATACTTAATGTACTTCCAGCTCCACCACTAATACCAGTTCCTTGTGCTGATAATCTTAAATTTTCACCATTCGCTTCTATACCAGTATCTGCGATATCACTTGCATCAAAATCAAGTGTAACAGAACCACCAAGTGTTACAGAACCACCAGTTTTTAATCCATCTCCAGCAGTTATGGTTACGGCATCTTCTGCAAGTTTTGCTATTGGAATTTCATCATTATCAATCTGAGCTACTATATTAGCCGCGGTTGTATCATCAACATCCGCACCACTTATTGTTCCACCATTAATCGCATTACCACTTATTTGGTCAGCGGCTAATGTTAATGTACCACCACTAACATCTAAAGTTTTACCTGAACCAACTGTAATATCTGAAGTTGCTATTGTTGCCCCATCTACAGTACCACCATCAATATCTGGTGTATTAATATCAGGACTTGTTAAAGTTTTATTTGTAAGTGTTTCTGTTCCTGTTAATGAAACAAAACTTTCACTTTGTAATGCAGTATTAAATTCTGCTAAAGTACCACTAAGTGTGTTTGAATCTAAATCTATTGATTTATTAGTTAAAGTATCTGTAGATGAAATTGTTGGTATTGTAACTTCATTATCTTTCAATCCACCAATCCATCTATCTTCACTTACATCCCAAAGTAATGAACCTGTTTCTGTTGTATCGGCATCATTTATATAAAGTCCACCATCTCCTGCTGCTGAACCAGCATTTAATGTAACTATTCTATCTCCAATATCTAAATTTGAACTTGAAACATATGTTAAATTTCCTCGTACTTCCATACCACCAGTTACAATAATTCCTGTAAATGATCCAGAGGCTGGTGTTGCTGCACCAATAACTGTTCCATCAATTGCTCCACTATCTATATTAACATTAGTCATAGCCTCATCAGAGAAATCTACTGATCCAGCTTGTTCATAAGCTCCAAGTTTAGTAACTGTTAAAGTATCTGTACTAAATGTAAAATCACTATCGTCTGATAATAGACCATCTGCTGCAGAGAATACTACTCTACCAGCGGTTAAGTCGTCTAATGTTAATGAATCAAAAGTTACATCTGCTGATGTATCAATAGATTGTGGTGTTGAAAGTGTAATACTACCACCACCATTTGTAACGGTTATTTGATTAGAAGTTCCAGTTAGGGTTGCTACAGTTGGGTCTGTACTGTTATCACCAATTAAGAGTTCCCCATTAGCTAAAACTGCAG